TTAAATCTGGCGCGGCCTTCCGCTGCGCCGCTTTTGCGGTTGTGCTGTGGTGTTCACCCAGCGCCGCACGGTTTCGGGACTCCAACGCGGACGCCCTAAGCCTGATACTCTGGGCGGCAGTTTTTCTGGATACATGGAGGCCCATCGCGTGATGGTGCTTTCCTGATATTGCAGAAAGCGTGCCAGTTCGCGTGCTGTCCATAGTTGTTCCATTGCTTCAGGCATCATGCTCTCCCCAGGTAGAGTGTTTCAGATAGGGGCCGCGTTTGTCTGCCTGCATGCCCTGGTGCAGGCATGTGTTTTCTCCAGCATGAACAACTGCTTCTTCGCTGTGACCGTTCATTATCAAAACAACCAGCGCAGCAATTAAGGAAATAAGAGCAAGTGCCTTAACAAGACTTCTCATGCTTCCAATCCTTCAAAAAACCATATCAGCGGCACGTCCAGTGCGGTGGCGAATGTTGGCAGGAGCGTTGCCTTTATGGCGTTCTTGCCGGTTTCATACTTCTGCATCTGCTGGTAGGTGCAGCCTATGGCGTGGCCTAGCTGTTCTAGGCTCATGCGCAGATCATGGCGGCGCTGGCGGATGCGAAAACCCAAGTGCTTATCGTTACGGATACGCTTTGGCGCTTCCACCTGTGGTGGTGGTGCGTAGGTGCCTAGAAGCTGCTCCAGATCTATCTGTGCAGCCACAGGAACGTGTTTCCGCATATGCCGATAACTGACAGCGCAATCCACAGCATGACTAGGCGCTGGGATGGTGCAGGGTTGCGCATGTTGGCGGCCTAGTGCTTGGTGGTTGAACATGGTGCTGCCTCTTCAGGAAATTCGCCTTGTCCGCATTGGATGCCTGCATTCACAGTTGCCCTGAAATCGTCCGGATTTTTGAATGTTGGATAGAAACCAGAAGAAAAGCCAAATATAGTTGCAGCAGCCAAAACAGTATCGCCCGGATTATTTCCGCTTACAGATATGGCGGGACGGTATCCCTTATTCTCTATTACATTCATTACTGCTGCCATGCTGAAATTGGCATCTTGTGGGGCAGATTGGATATGCGCCTTGAATTCCGCATAAGTTTTGTCCAACTCACGGAGCGCCTGTTCTTTTTTAGTGGTCATTATGCAGCCCTCACTTCACCCAGAATGAAGTCCTGAATGCGTGCCAGCGGGGTGCGGCGCTTGGCGTAGCCGATTCGCAGGGCAGTATCTGCAATGTCCTGTTCTGCTTCCATGGCGTTGGCCATGTCTTTGACCAGGGAAAGCATGGCCAGCTTTTCTTTGCTGTCCACATTGTTGTGGATAAGCTGCTCCAGCTGCGTGCGGGCAGCCTGAAAGGCGTGATTGTTCATTTGATGTAGCTTTCGAGGATATTAGCGCGGGTATAGAGAAGCTCGGCTTCTTCACGGGCATGGTGCGCAAGCTTGCGCCATGATTCCGCGCCATAATGGTTTTCACTGGCGCGACATGCGCGGTGATAGGTTTCCAGCACGATGGAATGAGACATCAGGGCATCAGCCTGCACGCGAATAAGTGCCGCGCGGCGATGTGCTGATTGTGCTGTTTTGAATGCGCTGAGATGCGCAGGGCAGGGAATGGCGTTCATGCTGCCTGCTCCCTGCGGCGGTACACCACGTTAAGCGCAAAGTGCAGCCGCGTGCCGTAATCCATGTGCGCGGTTTTTATATTCAGGTTGCGTTTAAGTGTGCCCAGATCATCCAGAACAAGCTGGAAATCCTGCGCGTTGGCCATACCTTCAAGATCAAGGTTGCAGACGCGGGAATGGCACACACGCAGCAACTTGTTAGTGAGGTCATACACCTTGTTGCGCCTTGGTGTTTCCTTGAGTTGGAAGTGATCCACTACACGCCGGATGATGCGCAGAATGGCTTTGTCCTCAACATGAGAGAACACATACTGTTCTGGCCTATTGGTCTGATGAACCATCTTGCTTCTCTTTGAAGGGGAAGCCTGTTTCCAGACTCCCCCAACTTTTTCCATTCTTGGCGCGCCAACAGACCCAAGAAAGGAAAAATGGTGACAAAACAAATCTCTAAAGAAGTAGATTGCGCTCTTATTCAGGCGGCAGGTGCATTAACGCGCAGTTACCACAAGAACAAGGCAATGACGGCTGTAGAAAAAGAGGTTGCCGAAATTACATGCAATCTGGAAATTCCAGCTCAAGAATTTGCAAAGCGTACAGCAGAAGCAAGAAACCGGCATAATAGTCTTGAAGAAGTTCTTCAAAGTTATGGAGAAGTTCTTGAGGGGCTGCGTGCTAAGTTCAGAGATGGAACTTTTTCTGCAGAGTAAATTAGGATTTCCCTCTGGCAACTGCTTCTTGACTGCGCATTGCGATCAGAAGTTCCTTGTTAGAGGGAGCTTTCTCTTCTGTAGCTACTCCCTGTGTATCAGGGATTGCCGCATTCTTGCGCAGTTCCGCAATGGAAGCTGTTACCAGTTTTTCCACACGCTCACGGATATTGAGTAGGTGTTGGGCATCTGGATCTTTTTCGATAAAAAATGATGCGGCATACCGCGCCAAACTGAGTGCTTCAAATTTGCGCTGATCCCTGAGCGCATCACCGTTACGGGATGCGGCGTCTGTTCCGCTTTCTGCTTCCTGCGCGATGGAATAGGGCACGCGGATTTCTTTGGGGTATACCCCTTTGCGTTCTTCTACCAGCACAAAGCCGCCATCGGCTTCTTCAATTTTGTATCGTGTATTCGACACAGTCTTTCTCCACCACGGGTTGTGATGGAGGCACAATGGTATAGTTACGCTATACCGTCAAGAAAAAAGTATAGAGTAGCTTTACCGCATCGTTCCCATATATCCTCGGTGCATATTAGATGCACTCTTAGTATGGGAGTTTATTTTATGTTTTGTCGGCATCCATGTGAACCAAGGCCGCTGGGTTCGCCTGTTCCTTTTCAAGTTGATCTTCCAGTTCCTGCTCCAAAACCTTTGCCAGATGATGAGGAAGATGATCCCAATTTCCAAGGAAAATGTAATCGAAATTAACGCCTTTAGACTTACAAAGTTTATATAAACTATAGGGGGCAGGGTAGCTTTCACCGCTCATCCAATTTCTAAGGACTTGCTTGCTTACCCCCATAATATCGGCTGCTTCCGTATATTGGAGGCCAATAATATCTATGATCTTGCGGAGGCGGGCACCGACAACCTTTTTATGGTCGGACATTGGGAAGATGTGAGTCTGCATTCCTCTATGGTGCAGCAGTGCTTTACCGCTGTCGGTAAAAAAGACCTCTTGCCAAACGGTATAGTCAGGCTTTACTGATGAGGCATGGAGCATCTTGACCACAGCCTTCAGATGGTTATTGGCGCAGCCGGAAGCAAAGCAGCTTTGGCGCGAATTGTTGGCGTTACGAAGGGCGCTGTCCAGCAATGGCGGCGTGTGCCCCAGCAGCATGTTTTTCTCTTGGAGAAGAAGCTGGGGCTGACCCGTGAGCAAATTCGTCCAGACATATATCCAGAAAATGAAAGCACTGGAGTTGCAGCATGACTGATTTCCATGATGCGACAATGCCGCACACACCGGACACCGTCACGCGGATGGTGTCCGGTGGATCTGATCACTCAGCATTTCAAGATAGAAAGATAGCCCATGCGACTAGCTCCTTTTCAGCCATGGTACGGAATAAGGATGCAGCCGCATGAGCGTACGTTGCTTGATGCAGAACTTGTCGAACGCAGCACAACAGATGCGCAATTCAATACAGTTATTGATTACCTGTATTACCCACGATTGCGGGACTTTATCCGGCATGTATGGCGCTATGGCTTCCCAAAGCTTTACTGCCCTGTGTTTTCGCGTATCGCAGCTTGCTTTGCTTCTTGGAGGTGCTGACACGTGCTGCCGCGCCCAAGAGGGTTTTGCTGATCATCAGGATGATTCTTGTGCCAGATTGAACATATTAAGCTGGCCTTGGGATCGTAGTTTGTATCGTGCTTCCAGCCCGTTGCAGTCTTCGTGCTTGTTACAATGGCCTTTGCTCCGCAGTTTTGGCAGGAAGCAATGGTTACGACAGACATTGAATTCATCCTTGGTTCGGTTTTTTGCCCGGCGAACAATGGATGATGGCGGGCGGCATGGCAACGTGCCGCCCGATTCCTACAGCTTTGATTTTGAACGCAAAATGAATGACAGGGCTGCGGCATGATCCCGTTTTCCCATCGCTTTCTGGCGTCCATCAAAACAGCTACAAAACATGCGGTTGAAGCCGTTGGAGATTTTCGTGCTGCGGCCGGTTTTACGCGTGTGCAGAAATCTCAGCTGGAAGCCTATGCCAGCCGGCATCAGCCAACCGTTATCCCACTAGACGTTGCCATAGATCTGGACAGATGTGCGGAGCAGCCCATTCTGCTTTCAGAAATGGCGCACGCGCTGGGCTATGTTGTGCTGCCTATGCACGTTGGCCCCGGTGATTTTGGCCGGGATATGAGCGAATACAGCATGGCTTCGGGAGAGATGGTCTCCACCGCTATCCGCATTCTGGAAGATGGTGTGATTGACCCCCAAGAAGCCAACGAAATTGCACCCAAAATGGCAAAAACCAAGCATGTGCTGGAGCGGGCGCTGGCCCGTATTCATACCATCCAGCAGATGGGTAAGCCGTATTCTGTAAAAGGGGAGGGCCAAGCTGATGGCTGACCTGATCCGCCCACATATTCAGGACTTTGCGCGGGATGATCTGCCATCGCTCAAGATGGTGCGCTCAATGCCTTCCGAATATCGTGGCGTGTTTGAAAACCTGCGTGACGCGCTGAAAGAGGCACGTTCCTGCGTGTTTCGTTCTGGGCAGTATGTGCTGACTGATGCGGAAGTTGCCGTGCAGGCGTGGCTGCATCAGGATGTGCTGGCCCGCGTGCTACCGCAACTCATCCAGCGCGGTTTCCTGACGCGGGACGATGAAGGCGCGTTGTTCAGCCCACACCTGTATGATCGCCTGTTGCGCAAGGAAGAACGCGAAGCCGTAAAGGCCGAAGCAGATGCCCGCTGGCAGCAGATGCAGGAAAGCTGCGATGTGCCATCTGGCCTGACACGTAAGCAGATTACTGCACGTGAGAATGGGAAAAAGGGTGGACGCCCACCAGGAAGCGGCAAGAAGGCTGCTGCTGACCGTAACCAACGCCATATGCCTTTGGCATCGGTTGTTCAGGGTGGAAAAACCGAAACCCAAAACCCAAACCAAAAACCCAATTCGGTTTCGGTTTCTGAAACTTCGGTTCCTTCGGTTTCCATAGATCTAGAATTAGAGAGAGATATTAATATTCCTTCTAGTTCTATTTCTGGGGAAACCGAAAACCTAGCACTGGCTCAGGAGCAGGTGGCCCAGACAGTAGCCCGCGTGATTGCCACAACCGGCATGAACGATCAGGCGCCGTATGCAGTCTCGCTGGTGCGGCGCTGGATGGGGCAGGGCGCAGAACCGGATACCATTATTTCCGCCATTCGGGAGCATACCGAGGCCATGCGCAAGAATGGTGAGGAGCCTCGGCGGCTAAAGGTGTTTGAAGCCGCAGTTTTGCGCGGCATAGAGGTACAGCACTTACGCCAGAAAGCGCATGATACAGCCCCCGAAAAACCGCACACAACCAAGGAAAATGCCAAGTTCGAGCAGGCATGGGCCAAGGCCGCCAAGGTTTGGAAGGATGCGTTTACCGATTGCCGAGATTTTGGGGCCGTAAAGCGCCGCTGGCCGGAACTGGCGCAGGAAAATGGCTTGCCGCCCGTGCCGTTTGAGAAAACCGCGTATCAGCAGCACTTCATGCATCAGCAAAGCGCACAGGTGGCAGCATGAGCCTGCGTGTGTTGTTGCGAAACCTGCGATTGAAGGCCGAAGGCAAGCCCAACCCGATTGATGCAATAGAAGACCTGCGGGCCAAGCTGGCCCAGGAACAAAAACGGCGTGCAGAGGCTGAACTGGAAATCACCACTCTGCAACGCCGTTTGCATAGGCACGAGCAAGCCCGTGACGGTTACGGACGGTACACCAGAACAAACGGGGCAGCAACGTGCAGAATACAGAAGAAGCCACACCAGAACGCCTGGCCAAAGGAGACGTAACGGAAGTTTACGTTCAGGAACATAAGAACCAGCCACCAGAAAAGCGCCTGCGGTCATCCGGGGCGCTTTACGCGCTACGTAGGGCAGGCACCATTACAGATGCCCACGTAGCCGCAGCCGAACACTGGGCGCGGGATTACGAAACAGGCGTTCTAGGCGCCAGAGACCCGGAAGCCGGCAAAAAGGGTGGCCTGCCAGATCCGCACGTTATCATGCTTTCCCGCGCAGCTGCTGTGAGGCGTTGCGAGTATGTGCGCAAAGGTGTTGGCGAAGTAGGGGAAATGCTACTTCGCCAACTTATGCTTGGCGGCATGAGCGTGAATGCTCTAGCCATAGAGAAAAACACTCACAAGTTTAAAGTTTCAGGAGCGATTGAGCTTCTTTTGGAGCAGCTTGTGGAACTTTATCAGAATATGAGTGGTTTTATGTGGAGCATTTAGAAATATCTGCACGAACCGTACTAACCTGATTTTTAAGAGTATGCATCAAAACTTTTGTGTCTGCTGCACATCCTTCATATGTTCTAAATAACTTTGCTTCAGAAACTCCGAATAAGTCGCATATAAAAAGAACATCTTCAAACAGTCTCGCCGGAAGTGTAACTTTCTTAAAGGCTAAAGGTTTGCCATTAAATGGTCTATAATTCTTTAAATATTCAGAAATATCTATTTCTTCGAATTTTTCTATATTTTCTGAATTCTTAGTAAATAAGAAACATCCTGACTGTGAAATTGCATTTGTAATACTGCCCCAAAAGGGAGGCCCTAATCTATAAATGCTTTGGAATTTATCAAGAATATTTGGATATCGACAGTTTGGTATGCTGTCTCCATTTAGAGACCAAACCGCAATTTTCTGATCATTCTGAATTCTCTGGCCTATTAAACTGAATGCAGCAAAATGAGCCGCCACGTATGGACTGGTTGTCCAATCTAACAGTCGTGTAGGAAGACCAGAATGTTGAGCCAGTGCCATCATTTCAAGAGCAGCCAAACCAGGCCATCTTTTATGACTAAAACAACTATCGTACAATTTTCTTACTTCACCAATAGTGAGGTTTTTTTCAAATAATAAGCTTTTTAATGCGAGCTGGATGAGCGGAAGTTCTGCATTGATTTCGTTTATCTCGTCTATTGTACGGACCATTCTATGATCAGTCAGATTTATCTTACCAATTTTATCTATAAAAACTGTGAGAATTTTTGCTTCATACACAGCTATATCTGCAAAATTCCAGTCTTTACCAATTCCATACCCCTCGTCTCTAAATAAAGAAGGTATTAATTTCCATCTGGCATCGCGTTGTCCTCTGTAAATAATATTTCCTCTTAGAGGCCCTTCCACATTTAATGGATTCAATGCTTCCATAAAATCTTCGGCTGTTTCTGTTTCAATTAATTCATATGGTTTTTCGTTCATCACAATACTCAATATCTGTGTGGAATAGATATTGACGTTTAACCAGTTACTTCTGTAAATTGTCAAAATCTTCGAAGTCGTGTGCCCGTCTGGGCCATGGCTTTTTTTGTATCCTCTGAAAAGCTGAACGCATGAAACACTGGCAGAAGATCTGCCGTGGTGCTGTTCTGCTGCGCGGGAAGAAGATTGTTCTAGTCGTTTCGGCAGATGGAAATATGGCGCATTGCGTGCGCATGGTTCCAGATCGTCTGCCACGGCATCGGGCGGATGTGATTTTGCGGGCCTTTGGTGGCCTGAAAAATACGGTTGCCCGATGTGATGCCCTTGCATGCGAAAAATATGGCCACCTGCAATCGCTGCGCGAACTGCCAGCGGGTGCGGTGTATGCTGAGCACGACATGCAGCGCATTGATGCCGCGCTACGCAAAGAACATGCTTCCCGCACGGTGGAAGAGTTGCCACCCGGCGTGATGGAAACAACATGGCGCGGGCCAAAATGGGGCGATTGTGGCCGCAAGGTTGGCGGCGCTCCATCCGATTAAGCGAAACCCCCGGCTGTTCGAGCAGCGCGGGGGTTTCTTTTGTCCACCCCTGAGCTTTCCAGGAATGAACATGCCTGATCTTAAAGATCTGTGGCGTTTGGTACAAGTGATGAATGAAATTAAAGCATGGCGCTTCACCGTGATTATGCTTGTTGCTCTAATCACTGGTCTCGCATTTGCTATCGAAAAAGCACTCCCTGGCGTGGCTGCTATCATTCAGGCATGTCGGTAAAAAGCGTCATGATAACGCGGTATTATCTGACACGGCATACCTGCCAAGGTGTCAGATAACCCGCAGAACACCCCCCAAACCCGTCAGATAATCATTGTTATCTGACGGATTTTGAGGGTTGGAAATGACACGATAATATAGGGAAATCAAATGGTTAGCGGTGATCAGCCCAGATCGACCGCGCCAGCAGTGCCGGATGATGGCATTCACCGTGCGGATTTTCCGCTGGTCAAAACGTGGCTGCACAACCGTAGCAGCAACACGGTGCGGGCCTATCGCACCAACGTTGCGGAGTTCGCCCGTTTTGTTGCCAAGCCGATGGCAGATGTTGCCCTGGCTGACATTCAGGCATGGAACGACAGCATGGCCGATGCGGCGGACAGCACGCGGCGGCGCAAGATCAGCGCCGTGAAATCGCTGCTGACCTACGGCCACAAGCTGGGCTTTCTACCGCAGGATGCGGGCGCTGCGTTCCGCATGGAGCGTGGCCGCGACAATCTGAATGAGCGCATTCTTTCGCGCCAGCAGGTGTTGGCCATGCTGGCAGGTGAGAAGGATCCGCGCCGCCATGCGTTGCTGGCGCTGCTTTACGGCACCGGCCTGCGGATTTCAGAAGCCTGCGCGTTACGCTGGCGCGATATGACACGCCGCCAATCGGGCGGCATTGCAACGGTTTTCGGCAAGGGTGGCAAAACCCGCCATGTGCAGGTTTCACCATCGTTGTGGAAAGAGATCGCGGCTGTGCGGTCTGATGTCGGGCCTGATGCGCCCGTTATCCCCGGCCACGATGGCGGCCCGCTTCATGAACGCGCTGTGGATCGCGTTGTGAAGCGGGCCGCAAAACGAGCGGGCCTGCCGCCTGATGTCTCTGCTCACTGGCTGCGCCATGCTTTTGCGTCCCACCAGTTGGACGCGGGGCAGCCGGTGCATTGGGTGCAGGCCCAGCTCGGCCACAGTTCGCTGGCCACGACAACACGATACAGCCACGCCAGCGCAGACGCGGCGGGCGCTGACCTTCTGGCCTGACGCCAATCGGCGCGGGCGTTTCTGACAACGATGGAGAATGACAATGCAAACCGTGCCTGACGGTTTCATGCAGGACAGTCGCGGGCGTTTGGTGCCGGAAGCGAATGTCCGGCCATCTGACAAGCTGCAAGATGAGCTGGTGCGCCGTTTGCACCGTGAAGCCGAGCCGGTGCGGCAGTTCATGATGGATTTCAAACGGCTCTGCTTTGCGGAGATCAATGCCTTTCTGGATCTGGTGGCCGAGCAATACAGCACCAAGCTGGGCAGCGACAAAGGCAACGTCACCTTGACCAGCTATGATGGCACGCTGCGCGTGACTGTGGCGGTCGGCAACGTCATTTCGTTTGGCCCTGAAATTCAGGCGGCGCAAACGCTGATCCATAGTTGCCTGAACCGCTGGTCTGAAGGTGCCAACGCCAATCTGAAAGCCGTGGTGCTGGATGCGTTTGACGTGGACAAGCAGGGCAGCATGAACGTGGGCAAGATCCTCGCGCTCCGGCGTCTGGAGATTGACGATGAGGAATGGCAGCGCGGCATGCAGGCGATTTCTGACAGCGTGCGCGTGGATGTGACCAAGGACTACGTGCGGTTGCACCGGCGGCCATCGCCAGATGCCAAGTGGGAGCTGGTGACGTTCGACCTGTCCAAGCTGGACGTGGCCACCACATGAGCAGCCGCAAGAAAGCCGTTCTGACGTGCATGAGGCCGCTGGTAGGCGTTCTGGATACCAGCATAGCCAAAGAGCCACCCAAACGCGCTGACGGCTTTTATACAAGCCCTGAGTGGCGTGCCCTGATGGCATCCATCAAGCGCAAGCGGCCGCATTGCTGTGAACAGTGCGGCCGCACCGGCATGCGGCTCTTTGGGGATCACATTCAGGAGCTGAAGGATGGCGGTGCACCGCTGGACGAGAACAACGTCCAGTTGCTCTGCGGATCCTGCCATACCGCCAAGACCGCACGGGCGCGGGCAGCGCGAAACGCCGTTGAATACTGAAAAACGGCGGTTTTCTGCCATTTTTTCGATGGTATGCATCCGCGTCATGCACGGCTGCCATGCCATGCGTCCAGCGGGCAGGGGGAGGGCTAAAAGTATAATCGCCCCAAGGCACCTGAACCGCGCCAGTGGCACGCGTGAAAAATTTTTCGTTCCAACGTTTTGAAGTGCGCACTTTTGTTGCGCGGGATGGTAGGGAATGCCCAAAAAAACTGATACGGATTGGCACGCGATAGAGGCTGATTTTCGCGCAGGAGCCTTGTCAAACCGCCAAATTGCAAAAAAACATGGCGTGGCTGAAAGCACTCTGCGCAAGCGCATCGCGTCCGGTGGATGGGTGCGCACTTCTGCGCAAAAAGTGCGCAAAAACACCAAAACTGCGCACCAACCTGCGCACAATCCCCAGCGCAACCCCGCTCTACCACGGGAGAAACTACCATCCACCGGGCGCAGATCTGCTGCCAACGTGGATGAACGTATGGATGAAATGGTGTCGCGCCTTCTTGGTGAGCTTGAGGATACGACATCCCATCTTGGCGAGATTTCCGAAGCGATTGAGCTGGAAACAGTAGACGATACCGGATCGCGCCGGCGCGATGCGATGTTGAAGGCCATCACCATCAAAGAGCGCACGGAAACCCTGCATAAGCTGAAGCAGACCCGCATGATGGGCGATGCAACAGCCAGCAAGAAAAAAGGCGTGAAAGAGCAGCGGAAAGATGCGGCGCAGCGTGCCATGGGCGGCAAGTTCAAGCCCATGCAGCCGCCGAAGCTAGTGGTAAACAATGGCGGCGGCTCTTAGTCCGACCTGGTCAACGGCATGTCTGGATTGGGAGCGCAGGATTGTAGCAGGTGAAAGCCTGATACCGTGCGCACCATTGTTTCCGGAAGCAGCCGAGCAGGGCATGGAGGTATTCAATGCCCTGCGGTTGGCTGACGTTGTGGGCCAGCCAACGCTTGGTGAATCCTGCCGCCCTTGGCTGAAGGATTTTGCTGCCACCGTTTTCGGTTCCTACAATCCGGAAACCGGGCAGCGTCTGATTTCTGAATATCTGCTGCTGGTCAGCAAAAAGAACACCAAAAGCACCATTGCTGCCGGTGTCATGCTGACTGTGCTTATTCAGAACTGGCGGGAATCTGCGGAATTTCTCATTCTCGCACCAACCAAGGAAGCCGCGGATAACGCCTTCAAACCAGCCCAGGACATGATCCGCTTGGATACTGATCTGGATGATCTGCTGCACGTTGCGCCTAATCAGCGCATCATCACGCATCGGATCACTGGCGCCACGTTGCGGGTTGTAGCCGCAGATGGCACGGCCGTTGTCGGCAAAAAGGCAACCGGCGTTCTCGTGGATGAGCTGTGGGAATTTGGGAAACGGCCTACAGCCCAGAACATGCTGATGGAAGCAACGGGCGGCATTGCATCACGTCCAGAAGGCTTTGTGATTTACCTCACAACGCAGTCCGAAGAAGCTCCAGCCGGTGTGTTCAAGGATAAGCTGGAATATGGGCGCAAGGTGCGTGATGGCAAAATCATCGCACCACATTTTCTACCTGTGATCTATGAGTTCCCGAAGGGCATGCTGAAGCGCAAGGAGCATCAGAAGCCTGAGAATTGGTACATTACCAACCCAAATATGGGCCTTTCTGTCCATTTGGATTGGCTGGAAACCAAATATGGTGAGGCGCAGGAAGCCGGGGAAGGCGTGCTCACCGTCTGGATGGCCAAGCATTTAGATGTGCAGGTGGGGATCTCGCAAGGGGCTTCTGCCTGGGCCGGTATCAAATACTGGATGCGGCAGGCAGATCCAGAACTGACCTTGCAATCGCTGATTGAACGCTCTGACGTGATTGTCGGTGGCATTGATGGCGGGGGCCTGGATGATTTTCTGTCTCTGGCTGTTTTAGGCCGAGACGCTGACACAGAAGACTGGTTGCACTGGCAACGTAGCTGGGTGTTCCATGGCGTTTTGGAAGAGCGAAAGAAAGAAGCATCGCGCTATCTGGATTTTGAGAAGCAGGGCGACCTGTGGATCATGAAGGAAATGAGCCAAGACATCATCCAGCTGGGAGACATTGCTGAAGAGTTGGATGATTCCGGCAAGCTGGCCATGATCGGTTTGGATCCAGCCGGTGTTGCAGAAATCGTGCTGGAGCTTTCACGGCGCGGGATCATGAGCGACCGCATTGTGGGGATCAGTCAGGGCTGGAAAATGACCGGCCCCATTAAAACGCTCGAACGCAAGCTGGCAGATGGCACGTTCTGGCACGGGGGCCGTCCGATCATGTCCTGGGCAGTTGGCAATGCCATGGCGCGGGCCAAGGGCAACAATGTTGAAATCACCAAGGAAGTGGCAGGCGGCAAGAAAATCGACCCGCTGATGGCGCTGTTTGATGCCGTGGCCTGCATGAGCAGGAACCCAGAGCCACCGATCCAGAGCATTTATGACCGTGAGGAACTATGGGAATCCTGAACAGCATTTTCGGTGGCGGGCAGAACACGCCGCAGGAACGTAAGGAACCCTTGTTCTTTGCCTCTGGCAACCCGGAAAATCCCAGCACACCGCTTACCGACATTCCGGATTGGTCTGAATGGCTGGGATACCCTAGTGGCCGGAGTATGGATTGGGCACCACGGGTAACGGAACGCACGGCCATGGCCTGTTCGGCCGTGTATCGGTGCGTGACGTTGGAAGCCGGTGTGATTGCCGGTCTGCCACTGAAGATATGGAAACAGCATCCGGGCGGCCAGCGGGAAGTGCAGCCGAACCACAAGCTGGTTCCGTTGCTCAATACAGTGCCATATCCGGGCCGTTCCCTGACATCCTTTGTCTGGCGTGAGCTATGGGGCCTGAATGTGCTGCTATGGGGCAACCATTACAGCGCCATACGGTATGACGGCGCTGCGCGGGTGATCGGGTTTGAAACCTTCATGCCGTGGCAGGTGCAGGTGGTGCGCTTACCTGCCAAACCGGGTGTGAATTACTACGTCTGCACACATCTGGACGGCACTGTGGAAACTGTCCTGCAAGAGGATATGATCCACATACCCGGCCCCGGTTTTGATGGTGTGAAGGGGCTATCGCGCATTCAGGCGTTTGCGCGTGGATCCATTGGCCTTGCGCATTCCATGGAAGAGCGCACCGGCCGGATGCATCAGAATGCTGCATTGCCCAGCGGGGTGATGCAGGTGCCCAGCCGAATGAATGATGATTCCTTCAGGCGTATGAAGGCGCAGTTGGATCAGAATTATTCGGGTGTTGGCAAATGGGGCAAAACCATCATTGTGGATGATGGTGCAAAATACACCCCATTCCAGTTAAGCCCGCAGGATCTGCAAACCATTCAGGCCCGTGGCTATCAGGTGGCGGATATTTCCCGATTTTTCGGGGTGCCGCTTCATATGCTCAATGCCACGGACAAGAGCACATCATGGGGCACGGGCCTTGCGGAAAACACGCTGGCCTATCTGATTTTCACATTGGATGCGGATCTTAAGCGCATTGAGAGTGAACTGAACGCCAAGCTGTTCCTGGGCACGAATTTCTTTGCGGAGTTTGACCGCGAAGGGCTGCTTTCCATGGATCCGCTGAAAGCGGCCCAGGTCACGGCAGCGCAGGTGCAAAGCGGCCAGCTTACAATCAACGAAGGCAGGGCAAAGGATAATCGGCCGCCGGTCTCTGGTGGCGATACGGTGTTCATCAATGGCGCATATGTGCCGCTGGAGCAGCAGATCAACAATCCTGCGCCGCCCACGCCTGCTAAAGAATGAGGCAACATGTACCGACATAATTCACCAGCAGCCCGGTTTTCCAACCGTGTGTTGCTGACGTGTGCGCAGGCTGGTCTGCCCCAGGCATTGGACGTGCGGCCGCGTGCCGCAGCTGATCAGCCTGCCGTTATTTACCTGTATGACGAAATCGGCCTCTGGGGCGTCACCGCGCAAGATTTTACGCAGATCCTTGTCAGTGTTGGCCCAGGGCCGATTGAATTGCACATCAACAGCCCAGGCGGTGATGTGTTTGATGGTCTGGCCATTTATTCCGCGTTGCAGGCGCACAATGGCCCGGTTTCTGTTGTGGTGGATGGTCTGGCGGCTTCTGCGGCATCCTTCATCGCCTTGGCAGGTGATACCATCAGCATGGCCCCGAATGCCTTTCTGATGATCCATAATGCCTGGGGCGTTGTAGTCGGCAATCAGAACGACATGACGGAAACAGCCGCAGTGCTTGCCAAGATAGATGCCCAGCTTGCTAGCCTGTATGCTGGGAAAACCGGCCAGACCGTGCCAGCCATTGCCGACATGATGAACGCAGAAACATGGTTTACGGCGCAGGAAGCCAAAGAGGCTGGCTTTATTGATAGCATTACGGATGCCAGCCAGAACAAGGCGCAAATGCAGCTGAAGGCCGGGATGTTCACCAAGCAGCCCACGGCCCAGCAAAAGCCCCAGAATACGCTGTCAGTGCCCGATATCGCAGCACGCCGCCGCATCGTTCAGCTGGCTGAAGCTGAAAACTGACACCGGCTGCTGAACAGCGGCCACCCCATTTTTTCCGGAGACAAGAGAATATGAAATCCAAGGAACTGCGCGCCAAACGGGCGAAGCTGATTGAAGACGCACGCGCTCTGACTACTGGCGACACCATGACGGCCGAGCAAGCGGCTCAGTTTGATGCCATGATGGCTGAAGCTGACCAGATAAAGGCACAGATTGATCGCATTGAACGTGCCGAAGATGCTGAGCGCACACTGGCGCAGGGAGTGGCCAACCGCGCAGATGACAACGGCACCAGCCCGGATGAACAGGAAGATGAAGAGCGCCGCCATAAGCGTGTGTTTGCTTCGTGGTTGCTGGGTGGCATCAACAGCCTGACAGGCGAAGACCGGGATTATGTTGTTAAGCGCATGTCGGCAGCTCAGTCCCAGTTCAAGAATGATGCCAATGGCACAGGCACAGGGCCTGCCGGTGGTTATCTGGTGCCGCCTGCCTTTTCCGATCAACTTCTGGTTGCCCTGAAGGATTATTTCTCGGCTCTGGATCTGTTTGATGAGGTTGCCACCGCAACAGGTGCAGATCTGCCGTGGCCCACCAATGATGACACCAGCCGCCGTGCTCGGATCATTGGGGAGAATAGTCAGATCGGGCAGTCCCCCATGACCTTTGGCCAGTCCGTCCTGAAGGCATTTTTGTATGCCACGGATGCCGTGCTTGTCCCGTGGACACTCATGGAAGACAGCTTCATTGATCTGGATGCCTTCATCACCACCGCGCTGGGCACAGCATTCGGGCGCACGTTGGCAGATGATCTGACCAATGGCACCGGCAACGGTATGCCCATGGGTGTGGCAACAGCCGCAGCGGCAGGCCCAACCTCTGCGGGGGATGCCATTGCCTTTGAGGACATCATGGAGCTGAAGCACAGCGTAAACCGCGCCTATCGCACTGGCGCCGTGTTCATGATGAATGACAACACGGTCAAGTCTCTGGCGTTGCTGAAGGATAACGAAGGCCGTCCGCTCTGGATCCCGTCCTTGCAGGTGGATTGCCCGGATGTGCTGGCAGGCTTCCCGATTGCCGTGAATGAAAGCATGGCGGACGTGGCGGCAGGCAGTGCCCCGATCCTGTTTGGCAACATGAAGAACTACAAGTTCCGCGTGACCAAACAGGTGTCCATCGTGCGCCTGAACGAACGGTATGCCGATTTTCTTCAGACCGGCTTCTTTGGATATGCGCGGTTTGGTGGTGGCCTGCCGTCTGCGGCTCAGCCGATCAAGAAACTGGTCATGAAGGCCGCAGAAGCACCGGCGGGCTAATCATGCACACGCTTTCGCTGGAAGGCCCGTCAACAGTGGTTCCGCTGGCCCTGCTGGCGGATCTGAAGGCGGAGCTGGGAATCACTGATGGCACCACAGATACCATGCTGGCAGGCAAGCTGATGGATGCCTCCAGCATGGTGCTGGATTACATCGGCAGGCCTTTGCTTTCGGGGGCATGGACAGAGGAATTTGTCATTGAAGGTGGCGACCTGCTGAAAGAGATTGTTCTTTCTGTGCGGCCGCTGGCTTCCATTTCCTCCATTTCCCGAAACGGGCAGGCGTGGACGCCTGATCAGATTTCAGACCTTGTTCTGGATAAGCGGGCAGGGATCCTCTCACACCCCACGCCAACGCAGCGCAGGTTTCAACATGGTGTGTATAGCGCCGTTTATACGGCCGGATACGCACCACCGCAGGTTGCCCAGGATGGCACGGTGGACAAAGGCACACTGCCACAAACCATTTCTCGCGCTACGGTGCTGGCAGCAGCGGCCATGGTGCAAGGAGCAGGGCGAGATCCCAACCTGAAATCAGAAAGCGTGCAGGGTGTTGGTTCCACCAGCTGGAACATCGCTTCAGGCACAGGCGGCTTGCCGCAGCAGGTGGCCGATATGCTTGCAAGCTATCGCGGGGCGCATCTGTAATGGGGTGGATTACACAATCACGCCGCCGCCAGATCATGGCCAAAGGCCGCCAGATGGTGCTCACGGCACGGGATGGCAGCAATCCGGTCACGTTACGTGCATATGCACCGCCGCCGCAGTCATCACAACTAGCAGACGGCATGCCCAAAGCGCCATTCATTGCCCAGACACTGGCGGATGAGCTGAATGCTGCCAACGTGACGCCACGGGCGCAGTGCTACCTTTATGATGGCCCCAAAACCTACACGCTGACAGATGCCACGCCCGTTTATGACGGGGCGACCATCTGCGGCTGGACGCTGATTGCAGCAGGAGGCGACTAATGCCCTCGGAAACAGTCTGGAATGATGCCTTTGCCCGCGCCAGTGCCGTGGCAGCAAATCTGGGCCTTCTGATTGGAGATCCGCTGACATGGGATTTTTCCAGTAATCTGAAGGCTTTTGCTGCGCTGGATCTGGCCTCCTCCAGCATAGACCGTCTGGAGCTGGGTGATCAGCAGGCGCAGGAAAGCGGACAGATCTGCATCATGCTCTGGATACCACAGGGCCGGATGAACACACCCACCGTGCTGTCCATCATGAATGCGTTTGAAGCGGCCTTCCGCACCCAGCCGGTAGATCTGGATAAATGCTGGCCCGCTGGCCTGTTTTACGATGGCCAGAATTACACGCCACCTTCCTTTCTTGCCCAGACAGGTAATTGGTACGTTGCCACACTGATGGTGGATTACCGCTGGCAGAACATTACGGAATAAACCCCATGAAATTCTATCCTCTTATCGAAACCGCATCCAATTCCGGCCAGTTTCAGCTTTCGGACGCCGCTGTAGAGGCCGAAAGCACCACAGCCGCGCTGGCATTGATTGAACCCACTGTTGGCGCAGGCCTGCGTTACGGCGCATGGCTGTACCATGAAGTGCGTGGCCTGCCGGATTTCTCGCCCGTAACGGATACTGAAAAAGGCAAGTCCTATGCCGTGCTGGCGCAGGTTGGCGGCACAGATCAGCCATGGACGCCAGATGGACAGCAGCTTGTTTCTACGCTGTGCGATGCCTCCAATCTGTGCCTGTCCATGTCTCAGTATATGGGTTTTCGTCTCGGCCTGATGCCGGTGGATGAAAAGCCCGTAGCAGCACCAGCAGCGTCTGGCACTGAAGCAACGTCAGCTTCCAGCGGAACAGAAAGCACGCCAACACCTGCCAGCTAACGTTCTGACCTTTTCCATTCTTTCAACACAGGCCGCCTTCGGGTGGCCTTTTTTATTGAGGTAATCATGGCTTTTACTGGAGCCACAGCAGGCTTGGCCGCCGGTGCGCAAACCAATGATACGCGCATGGATTTTGCGCTGGAAACGACATACGCCACGCCGCCTACAGGCAATTATCAGGCGCTGCGTATTACGGGTGAAAGTTTCTCACGCGCACAGACAACGGCCCGTCCAGAAGAAATCAATGCTCTCAAGGAAGTTTCTCAGTCGGTCGTCACGCAGGTTTCCGCATCTGGCACCATTTCCGGTGCGCTGTCATCTGGCACGTTTGATGACCTGATTGCCGGTGTGATGGGGAATGACTGGGCCAGCACGGTTTTCACATCAACAGGTAGCGCATCTGGTGCATTTATCCAGTGGATTGCTGCGGATAATATGGGCGGGCATACCGGCTATAAATTTGCCGCCATCAGCGATTCCAGTTTTGTAAAAGCCTTGCCCAATAATGGCTTTGTTATTCTGAATGATCCCACATCCGGCATCAACAATGCGTTTACGCCCTTTATCCGTTCCACAGATAACAAGGGCATTTACGTTTTAGATACCGCAACGGCATCTATTGCCCATGATACCGTAGCACCCGCCGGTGCGACCATGACTTTTGCAGATATTACCAACGGTAATCTGGATAAAACGTTCACCATCCGCAAAAAGCTTCTGGGTAATTTCCTGCTTTATCCAGGCAGCCTGATCACTCAGGTACAGTTCCAGTTGCAACAGGCGCAGTTTGGCACCGTCACGATTGACGCCACCAGCGCAAACGAAACGCAGTCTGCCACAGATATTGCTGCCGCTGTGCTGCCTGCGCCATCTGGTGATGTGCATAACTCGGTCAACAATTTCCTTGGTGCCACGGTCTTTGGCAATTCCCCAGCAGGATGCCTGACCCAGTTTACTTGCACATTGGCGCGAGATGGATCTGCCAACGATTACGGTATGGGCCATGATGATGCTTGTGGCGTGCGTACAGGCCAGTTTACCGCATCAGGCAGCCTCGAATTCTATTTCCGCACATGGGATGAATACAACGCCTGTCTGGCAGGCACGCAGGGGCCGATTGTCGTAAAAACAGTCGATGACAATGGCAACGGATATGCCTTTGTCTTCCTGAATGCCGCTCTGCGGAACGCAAAGGTCAACAGCTCACAGACCAATCAGACCGTGAAGGCCTCGTTTGATATTGAAGGCAATCCGGTCAGTGGTGGTGGCACATTTGCCATTTTCCGTCTGAGCGGCGTTGCTGCCACCGGCTCCTAATCGTTCCTTTCCATAAAAGCAGTTTCACAATGGCATCCATAATCTGGATGCCCTTTTTCATTCGTACCCATAACTCACAGGTTTTTGCACAATGGCCAAGCTTTCCTCCTTTGCCCGCAACGCAACAGCAATCGCAGATGGCACGCCCGTTACTGTTGGCGTGACAGACCAGTTCACCATCGTCACCAAAGGCATGACAGCAGATTATGCAGATCGTCTGTGGGCGCTGCGCCGTGCGGCTGCCATCAAATATAATACCGGCCTATCCGCAACTGATGTGCCGGTAGATCCCAACAACCTGCCACCTTCCATGGATGATGCGTGTCAGGCGCAGGCACTGAGTGAAAAATGCCTAATTGATGTGCAGGATCTAGAAAATGATGATGGTACCCCGATTGATATCGCCACCTTCAAAGAAATGATCACGCACCGCGAAAACCGGGCGTTACTTGCTCTGGCATTGCAGGCGGCTGCTTCTGTGGGTCGTGCCACCAAAGCACAGCTAGAGGCCGCTGAGGGAAACTGATCGCTGCCCTGCATTGGCATCTGGTGGATGGGCCAGTAGCAGGGCGCTGCGGCGTGCTGCCACCGCCAGCTCACGACTGGGAGGCCTGTGATGCGTGGCTCCGGCAAGTTGATCCGGAGCCAGCTAACATGCTGCCCTGGCGGTGCTGGCATGGCGTGGCTGGCACCCGCCTACATCGTCCAGAGGGTTTTGGCGCGGGTATGGGGGCCATTCGTAATGTTGCCTATCCGCAGCCACTGGCTGATGCCGAGATTCTGCGCTGGTGCCAGATGCATAGGCTGAACGAGGCGGAAACAGACTTCACGTTCCAACTCGTCAAATCAATGGATCGGACATTCATCCAGATCCGTAACCAGCAGATATCCGAAGATCTGCGCTACACGTTCAGGAAAAGATAGCATCATGGCACGTACGGCAGACGTTCTGCGCAAACAGATCATCGTCTCTGCGCGTGCAAGCCTGTCTTCTGCGGCCCTCCACAAAGCGGCGGCGGATGCCTGCCGTGCCAACCGTGATGAACTGATTTCATCTGGGCGTGCCTCCAGCACATTCCGCACGGCTGTAGATGGGCGTGTGGGCGCTGATGAGGAAAGTGTTAATCTGGATGGCGGTATTGTCCGCTACGTGTTTTCCTATCTGGCGCAGGCTGTGGCATTTGCTCTAGAGTATTGCCAGAAGCATTCGCCAGTGCACAGCGGGGCCTATCGTGACAGTTGGGCTGTGCGTGTGAATGGAGAATGGTGGACACGTCCAGCTGCCACCATTCAGCCAGGTAGCACGGTGGAAATCGTGAATACCATGCCCTATGCCCGCAAGATTGATACGGGTGGTCAGAAAACCAGCATTCCACCAGGGATTGTGGAAGCCGCACGCCAAGCGGCCATGAAACAATATCCCACACTCAAGATCGCCCGTAAATTCCTTACCCTGTCAGATGGACGCGATGCCCGTGGCGAACGTCTGCCATACATCCTGAAGGCGCAGGGGATTGAAAGCGGCCTGACGTATTCAAAAGACAACAAGTGGGAGCGCCTGCGTAAGCCGCGCCGCAGCAACCGTAAGGATCGGCAGGCAGGGCAGGTCATGACGTATCCTGCCCTTGTGCTAACGGAGCCTTCCAATGGCTAAAGTTTCTGAGGTTATCAATGAAGTCATCACCCGTTTTGTGGTGGATGATCAGACCGCACAGCCCACGGAAGCTGCTGGCGCACGCATAGACACGCTACAGGAGAAATCTGACGCGCTGGCAGAAAGTGGCAAGCGTATAGGGGAATCATATCAGGAAGGTTTTGAGGCAGCTGGATCTGCTGCAAACCGTACGGTTGAAGCTGTTGTATCTGGCACAGGGAAACTGGAAACCAGTGCTGGGCGCCTGAAGGATAGTGTAGATCAGATCACCCATGATGTGCAGCAGGGCGCAGGTAACACGGAAAAAGCCCTGTCCGGCATTAGTGAGGCTGCCGAAGATACTGTTACCGCAGCAGATAAGATTGGCACATCCTTCAAGGGCAGCCTGAGCGATACCACAAAATCTGCTGAAGATCTGGTTACGGTTATCACCAGCAGCGCCACCAGTGCGGATAAGACTTGGCAGAACACGGCTGCACGGACGGGTGACAGCATTTCCAAGATCCAGCGCCAGATCCGTCTGGCACAGGATGAGTATGACCGGCTGGATGCCCGTGGGGTTGAGGCCATTGGCAGTGGCAGCACCAATCCGGAAGATGTTACGCGCGTTCTGGATGCGCAGCGGGAAAAGATTGATGCCCTGGTACAGCAGGAAGCAAAGCTGCGTCTGGAACAGACGGCTACGGCAGAAACCTTCACCAAGATGGGTGAGGATGGTTCCAGTGCGTCTGCCGTTCTGGAAAAGCTCTCTGCTGCTGAAATGGCAGAAGTCATGTCCCTGCGTGAACTGCGGGCAGCATTTGAAAGCAACCTGCTGTCCCTGAACGGATACCGTAAGGGCGTGCAGGATATCACGGCAGATTATGCCGCCATGCAGCGTGCATCTGATGGCGCTCTGTCCAGCATTGCCAGTGCCTACCAGAGCAACCTCAACAGCAATCTGGGCATAAGCCTGCCCAGCAATGATCTGAGCGCATCCCGTCTGGAGGATGTTACCGGCGCGTTTGCGGATGCCGATGCTATTCGGGCCAAGATTGTGCCACTGGCAGCAGCTGAACGTGATTACGCTAAAGCGGTGACAGAAGCTGATAGTGCTCTGACAACCGGCATTATCAATCAGAAAGAATATGATGCCTATGTCGGCAAGGCTACAGATAGCCTGAACAGGCAGAAAGCCGCACAAGGTGGGAATGCGGCATCAGTTAAGCTGACCTCGTTTGAGATGGGCATTCTGGCAGACGAAACCCATAAGTTTTTCGATCAGGTTATGGCTGGTGGCAGCCCATTGCAGGCCGCGTTCTATCAGGTGCCCAATATGGTGCAGGTGATGGGCGGTCTGGATGGTGCGCTGGCGCGAGTAGCCAGCGGCTTGGCGGGCCCCGCCGGTCTGGCCATTGCAGCTGGTGCAGCTGGTGCGGCCATCCTTGGCATGGGTAAATATGCGGAAAGTGAGCAGGAAAGCCTTGCTCAGCTTTCCACCCATCTGCGTGCCACGCGGGCTGATTATGATGACATGGCCACATCTGCTGAAAATGCCGCCCGTGCGCTGCATGATCAGTATGGAGATATCTCGCTCTCAGACAGCCGCAGCACGGTGCAGACCATTGCTGCTGTGCCCACGGTGGATGCCAGCCAGATCCAGCGTCTGACAGCAGACAGCCGGGATCTGGCTGCCGTTATGGGCACCACAGTTCCTGAAGCCGCCAAAACACTGGCAGCGGCATTGGAAGATCCTGCCAAGGAAGCACAGGCGCTGGCAGATCAGCATTTGCCCGGTTTCAACGCTGGGTTGGTGCTGAGCGTGCAGCATCTGGTGCAGATGGGCCAGCAGGCAGATGCCGCCTCTCTGGTGATCCAGAAGCTGGAAAGCGCCACGCGTGGCGCTGCCGATCAGGGCCTGACACCGTTCCAGACTGCATGGCGCAAGCTAAGCGATGAAATGGGCGGTGCATCCAGCATTATCGCGTCTGAATCACGTAGCATTGGAGATCTGTTCGTCTCCATGGCAACTGAGGGCATCAACGCTGCGGATGATCTGGTCAAGCACCTTAAAAAACTGCCTGATGAGCTCAGTAGCATTTGGAGAAGTATCAAATCCGGGGCGTCCACAGGCTTTGGCTGGCTGGAAAGCGGTATTGAAAAGCTGATGCCTGCCAACGTGCAAAAGCTCATGGCACAGGGCAACACGCCAGATCCTACATTCTCCATGCCTACCAACACAGCGGCAAACCACAGCCTGGCGCATGATGGTGGCATTTCTGCTGTGCAAAGCATGATCAATCAGGTGGCACAGGAACAGCACCTGACTGGTGATATCACCAGTCTGATGCACGCTATTGCACCAGCGGAAAGCAGCACGGGCCAATACCTGCATGGGCAGGTTGTGCGCTCCAGCGCGGGCGCCATTGGCGCCATGCAGGTGAAGCAGGACAATGCGGCCGGAAATGATCTGACAGATCTGCACGGCAACGTTTCTGCCAGTGCCCAACTGCTGGAGCACCTATACACCAAATATGATGGTGATCAGACACTGGTTGCCATGGCCTATAACTGGGGAGAAACCAACCTAGACCGCTATTTGAAAAGCGATGGTGATCCCAGCCGCATTCCTGCGGAAACCATGGACTACGTGGCAAAAACCACAGAGGGCGTGCCTTATGGTGCCGTCACATCTGCAAACATGCAGAAATCTGTGGATAGCGTGGTATCAAATGGTGATACTGGAGTAACCGGCCAGCGTGATGATCTCACGCGTTCTCTGACAAAGCAGGAAGGTGCTCTGGATACTGTGAACAAGCAGTATCAGGCTGGCATTATTTCTCAGAAAGAATGGTCTGATCAAACAAAGATTATCCATGATCAGATAGACGCTACCAGCGCCTCTCTCGCTAACCTGCGTGATCCCTTGCAAGAAGTGGATCATTCGCAAACACTGGCCGCGCAAAGTGCATCTGCCTTAACGGGCTATGATCGGCAGATGATCAGCGTGGCGCAGGAAGTGGATCAGGCGCAGCTTTCTCTCAACGGCACACACGCATCTGCAACCCAGATCATGGCAGCGCAGGCGCGTGAGCAATCCATTCTGGCGGATCAGTGGCATGCCAGCACGTCTGCCATGTCAGATCAGACACAGGCGCTGGATAAGGCCAATGCGGCGTATGCAGACGGCAGCATGTCTGCACAGGATGCAGCTTCTTATGTGTCTGCCTATACGGATGCAGAAAACAGCTTCCAGAAAGGCACGCCACAGTTTGTGCAGGCCATGCAGGAGCGCATCAGTGCCGCCAAGGCCCTGACGGTTGCCCAGCAGAACACCCAGATGATCGGACAGACCAATCAGAACAATGATCAGGTTGCTATCTTGCAAACTGAAACATCCCTGATTGGCTCCAATGATGATGCACGCCAGAAGCTGGTAGCACATATGGAGGTTGAACAGCAGCTCTACCGGCAAGGCATCCCGCTAACGGATGAATATGCCCAGAAGCTGCTGGCCAGTACAGATGCCTTGTCTGACGCCACGGCGGAATACCAGCACCAGCAGCAGGTGATGGATGATTTCACCGGCTCTATCAGCGATATGGCGGATCAGCTTTCTGATGGTGTGGTGCAAGGCTTCATGCAGGGCACATCCAGCGGCATGTCTTTCAAAAACATGTTGCAGGGTGTGGATGCCTCGGTTGCCAGTGTGATCGCGCGATTTGCCCTGATCAATCCGCTAATGAATGCCCTGGACGGTAAAACCCGCACAACGCTGGCAGATATTGGGAATCTGTTTAGTGAAACCGGCTCAGAAGGCAGCACAGAAAGCAGCAGTTCAGGCGCTGAAGATCCATTAAGTGCCGTGGCGCAATCCGGCTGGGGTGTCTCCCCATGGGAAGCCCTGAACATGAAAAATCAGGCTAGCAACCCCTCGTCAGGATCTGCGGTGAATGCTGGTAGTGTCAGTGCCGCACCTTCCGCGCTGGAAAACCTGTTTTCTGGCAAAGCAGCCGATGGCAGCGGCATTTTCAGCAGCTTTGGTAGTGCTGTTTCCTCCATCGGCTCATACATGGGAATGGCAGGCGCGGCCTTCGGCATTGGTGAGATGGCTTACAACCTGCTGTCACCCTTATTCGCCAAGCGGGAAAAAGACTATCAATACGTTTCCGTGGATAACGGCCAGCTTGGAATAAGCGGCCATGTTTACAAGGATATTCATGACAATGATAACGTAGCATCTGGCCTGCAAAGTGATCTGGACAGCATCAACAATGCGTTTGATTACACGGGCGTATCTGCCACAAACACGGATACCATCGGCAAGGTTGGCTGGTCTAAAAAGGGCAAGAAATCCACCACCTACAGCCTGACAGATCTGCTGCCTGATCTGGATCTGACAAGTTCAGACGCCACCATGCAGCAGGAACTCAAGCAGCTCATGCCGACCAGTTTTGATAGTGTGGACACGTTCACGCAAGATCTGGAAAGCCTGAAAAGCCTTGCAGACGAATTGGACAGCATGAAAGTGTCTGTCTCCAAGTTTGATGATAGCTCCCATGTGACCGTGGATCATTTCAACGGCTACACGGGGGATATGGCCAAAGCGCTTTCCACGCTGGATGGTGGCACCTATTCCGTAGATGACCTGCAAAGCAAGTTTGAAGCCATTGAGGAGTTTGTGGGCACCACAATGCCAGGGCTTTTAGACGTCACGGCATCCGGTTCCGAAAGCCTGATGCAGCAGGTGGATGATCTGAAGGCCAAATATCAGGACGCTGCCAACACGGCAGCATCTTATGGTCTGGATGCCCAGGCATTGCTTGATAAGGGCAATGCCATTGCTGCTGCCATGATTGCCAATCAGCAAACCACGCTTTCGCAATCTGATCAGTCCGTGCAGGCGCGTTATCTGTCTGCCACGGGCGATCAGGAAGGTGCGGATCTTCTCAATCAGCAGGTGAGTGCCGCACAGGAAGTGCAGCAGCTTCAGGATAACTGGCGGGGCTTTCTGGGTGATAACTTTGCCGATAACGTCACCTATCAGCAGCAGCTTGCAGATCTGGAGAAAACCCAGAATGCCGAGCGGTTGCAGATCCAGCAGGAGTATCAGGAGAAATCTCTTGAGGCGCAGCAGGAATATCTGGATCAGGCAGATCAATCCGTGGCGTCTGTGTTCTCCAATCTGGGCACATATGTACAGGGTCTGGCTACGTCTGATGCGTCACCATTGTCTGTGGAAGATCAATACAAATCTGCCAACGATAATCTGAATACGGATTATCAGGCAGCCATGGGTGGTGATTACAATGCGCTTTCGCGCCTGCAATCAGATTCCCAGTCTGATCTGACACTGGCCAAGGAGTGGTTTGGTTCCGGCGCTGATTACGCAAAGGAATTTCAGAACAACCTGACCATGCTGCAATCCGTGGCCAATGTGGATACGGGGCAGTTTACCGCAGCCTTGGCCAAGCAGCTTTCTGCCAATGCGGTAGATGCCACAAACCAAGTCAAACAAGCGGTGGACAGCATGAAAACTGCTGTTGTTCTGGAATTAAAGCAGTTCATGCGAGCTGCCAGCGTAAAGTAATCTTAAAATGGCACCATTCCGAACAGTTGAGCTGGATATCGTCCAGCCAGCCACGGGCACGCTTGCCCAAACGCTGGGCCATGGCACGCGGGCGCATGGCACCTTGCGCCGGCAAACCCACACACTGGAAAGCACAGATACCATTTGCTTTTCAGATGCCGGGTTTGTGGATGAAAACGGCATGCCCTATCCGCCATATGTGACAGATGCCTTTGCGATTGATCGGGGGCTGACGCTTTCGGCGGATGCCATGGGCGGTTCCCTGTCGGCAGGTTCCATCACGCTGGCCAATCCAGATGGCGTGCTGGATAGCCTGCTGACAACCCGCATGAATGACCATCTGCCCGTGCGGATCTACACGGGCAGCAAAGTGTGGGATGCCACGCGGCAGATCTGGACAGATCCGAAAAGCAGCAGCCTGCTACCTGTGTTTGCTGGTTTGGGCAAAAGCTGGCAGCCAGACCGCACCACGGCAGAAATTGCCCTGCTGGACGCCACCTACTGGCTGGATGGCAGCATGCCGGTTTCTACCTACGGTGGAACGGGCAAGCTGGATGGAGACAGCAACGTGGCAGGCAAGAACATGCCGCGCATCCGGGGCAGTGTGTGCAACATCACGCCCGTGCTGATTGATAGCGTGAATTACGTCTATCAGATCTCGGATGGGCCAGCTTCCATTACTGCACTGTATGAGGGTGGGTATGCAGGCGGTATCCAGTTTGCTGCAACGGTTGCGGATATTTATGCAACCAGCCCGGCTCCGGGCACATATACCGTGCAAACCGGATCAGCGGGCACATGGCTGCGGCTGGGCACAAAACCTGTTTACGGCATCACGGTGGATGCAGTGGGGCAGTTCCGTTCCGGCAAAGCGCCGTCTGGTGTGCTGGATATCCTGCGGCAGATGTTGCTGGAGGATCTGGTCATGCCTGCGGCCTATATTGATGCCGGATGGGCAGAAACCTCTTCCATCGCGCCGTGGTCAGGTGGATGGTATTGGGATGGCTCAGAAAGTGTAACGGGCAAACAGGTTGCCACCACACTACTCTCTGGTCTGAATATTACACTGGTGCCCACACGTACGGGCACATTGCTGCCCATTGCACTGGCAGCACCCACGGCATCAGAAACGCCGGTGGTGGAGCTAAATGCAGATCTGATTACAGAAATTGCAGCAGCCTCGCTGGATAGTTCGCTAGATCCACCAACATGGCGCTGGCGTATTGGCTGGCAGCACAATTTCACGGTGCAGACCACGGGTTCCAATCTGCATCCGCAGGCCTCGGCGGATCGGCAGGCTATCATTGCCGTGGCAGACCGTGCGGCTGTGTGGTGGTCAGCTGATATCAAAAGCCGCTACCGCGTGCCGAATGATCCGGCACTCATTACCACGGCCTTGGCCAAGCAGGCCGATGCCTCCCTGATTGCGCAATCTCACGGCGCATTATGGGGCACACAGCGCAGGCTCTGGGCTGTCACAATCCCGCAGGATTATGCGTGGCAGCTGGAGTTGGGTGACGTGATCGGCATCACGGCTCCAGCGCCTGGCCTGCAAACGCGGCAGCTTGCCCGTGTGGTGAGTGAACAGATCCGCGCAACGGATCAGACCGTAACCTTTCAGATACTGGTGTAATTCATGCAAAACTGTGGCTTCGGCTGGCAGAACAATGTGCTACGCGCCACGTTGGCTGCCAGTGCGCAGGCGTCCGGATTGCCGGTAACAAACCTGCAAAACCAGCAGGGTGCGGCAAGTCTTGGCTGGCGTGCATCGGGCACATCTGCCGTGCTCACGCTTTCTGGTATTTCTGGGGCAAAATGGCAGGCCATCAGCCTGCACCGCACAAATTTGAGTGCCACAGCAACGTGGCGGATCCGTACAGGCACCCAGCAATGGTGGGGCGAGCTGGATTGGCACACAGACTGGTCAGGCCCATGCAATGTGGCGAACGGCCAGTGTGTTTACGTTCTACCCAGCATTGCAACTGATGAACGCTGTGAAATCACGATAACGGATACTGCCAATCCAGATGGGTTTTTATCGGTGCCACTGATCTACGCAGGCCCGTTATTCCAGTCAGTGCGCAATTTCAGCACGCAAAGCACGGCGGGAAACAATCTGGGTCAGGATACCGTGACCACGCTGGGTGGTTCGGAATTTGTTTCTGGCCGCTGGTATCAGCGCAAATTGTCTATCGTGCATGATTCCCTGGGTGATGCCGATGCGGCTGTGCTGGATCAGGTTTTGCAGGTGGCTGCTACCGGCCAGAACATTCTGTTTGTGCCAGACCCAAGCGCCACAACTGATGTGCTGGCGCAGAAATCCCTGTTTGGAACACTGAGCGGTGGAGATCTGTCCAACCCATACGGGCCAGCTGATCGGCATTCCCTCACTCTCAATCTCACGGAGCGCCTGTAATGGCCGCACAGCTTGGCAATTATGTGCTGGAAACAGCCACGTCACCCGGAACGGGCGGCTTTACCCTGAACGGGGCTGAAGCAAACCGGCGGGCGTTTTCCACAGCGTTCCCGAATGGTGGGAACGTCCTGTATTTTGCCGATGATGGATCCCAGGCCGAGTGGGGTATTGGTACACTCACTGTTGGCACACCTAGCACGCTGGCACGCTCCACCGTTCTGGGGAACACCGCAGGCACCAAGGTTGCGCTGAATTTTCCCGGTTCTGTTGAGGTTTACAACGAAATACCAGCTGAGATGGTGCCTGTTCTGGAACAGGATGGATCTCTGACACTAGAAGGCGGCCTGACGGTAAACGGAAAAACGATTGTCCAGAATGTGGACGATTTTACCTCTCAGGAAGCTGTGCCAGCAGCGCAGGCAGATCTGCGATATCTCCAGCTGGCGACAGGGCTGCTCAACACAGATACCGCAGTAAATGCGTTTTGGGTTGATCTCACCACAGAAACCGGGTTCCCGCGCTTCGGTGTGACAGGATCTGACGGGAAAACATACGGCGCGTATGGTGTTGCCAAGGTGAATGCGCTGATGACTGCGGAAGCACAGGCCCGCAGCACCGCAGATGGCACGCTGCAGAACAATATTAATGGCAAGGTGGATAAATCTACCGGGGCCATGTCTGCGCTAACTGTTTCCATTGGCACTGGATATTTCCAGATAACCAATATGGCAGCGCCCGGATATGCCGCATGGTATCGCCCGACTGGCACAGCCACGGATGGTGTGCTGGATCTTTATTCCAATGTTGGAAGCACCAAAGCCAATGTTATGCGGATCACCGCAGATGGCGGCATCAACATTCTGGGGTCTGGCACCTTTCAGAAAAATGGCTCGAATGTTGCATTCGCAAGTGACCTGCCATCGTTGCCTGGTGGCGCGATCATATCATGGACAGTCGATAACGTGGTTTCCATGAGCACGCAGGCGCTGCCCAAAACATTCAAATCTCCGCCGTTGGTCTGGTGTCAGGATATCAGCAACACAGATGTTCACTATGCTGTTGTCAAAGATGAAACGATCACCACCACCAATTTTCAGGTGCAGACAGGATCTAACGTGACCATTCCAAAACTACGGTTTTTTGCGATTGGTGATCCCGCCTGATGGATCAACGATAACCCAGTTTCCAGCGGCTTTAGGCCGCTTTTTTATGCCTGAAAGGAAGAGTGTCATGCCTGATGATGTGGTGCGGCAGGATGAATTTGTTGCGTTTGAAACCAGCGTGAACGGCAAGTTTTCTACGCTGGAGACTGGCATTGCCAATATCTGGACGGAGCTGAAGCGGATCAATAACCGCAAGACCTGGGTGAATGGCGGCCTGGTTATTTTTGGCTCTGCCCTGGGCAGCGGGATTGTTCAGGCGTTGCAGCATATGCACCCGTGACAACTGAAAACCGGCTTTTGTAAACCTGACCACGAAAACCTGCCAACGTATAAGCCCACTGCAAAGGGCCGTTTTCTGCGGGTTTTGTGCTCCGGTGGACTAATCCGGGCCAGATCACCTGTAAACTCGTCCACTCCGGCCGCCATTGAGCGGCCTTTTTTGTATCCGGAAAATTGATGAATGATCCGATCCTGCTGGCGGCAGATCTGTGCCGCCGGTCTGAAGGCTTGCGCCTGTGCCCGTATGTGTGCCCAGCCGGGTATTGGACAATCGGCTATGGCAGCCGGTTTCTGGCCAACGGGGCCACCGTAACAGCCAGCACCGCGCCCATTACGGCCGAATACGCCAATGCCCTGCTGCAAGGCACGCTGGCCAAGCTGTTGCCGCAGATCCTGCGGCTGGTGCGTGTGCCGCTAACACCCGACCAGCAGGCTGCACTGTTGGACTTTACCTACAACCTCGGATTGCCCGCGCTGGCGGGTTCCACACTGCTGAAACTGCTGAACGCAGGGCAGGGGAATGCCGCCCGCAATCAGCTGCTGCTGTGGAACCACATGCACCGCAACGGCCAACTGATCACCGTGGCCGGCCTGACGCTGCGCAGGCGTGCCGAATGGCAGCTGTGGGCCAGCTGATCCGATTCCTGAAAAATTCCTACTGAAAGTGACATCATGTTCATGACTGAACGCGAACTGAACCGGCTGGCTGATCTGATTGTAGAGCGGCTGGAAAAACGTGGCCTGTGCATTCCGGCACCCCGCAACGGCCAAGCCCTGCTGGTGGAAGACGTGAGCGTCAACACGCTGCCCGTAAGCCTGCGCGGCGCACAGGGCTGAACAGCCCACCATTCCGATATTTCACACATACAGGGCATGCACAGCGTGCCCGAAAGGTAGATTTATGAACTTGTCCCGTATCAGCGCGTATCTGCGCCAGCCCACCACGCTGTTTGCCCTGTCTCTGTCCATTGGGGATCTGGTGGCTACATGGTTCGGCATTGTTCCGGAATCTGGCTCTCTGGCTATTCTGGGCGTAGCTCTGCCGCTGCTTTCCACCTACAATAGCAGCGTGATTTCTGGCCTGCTTTCTGACAAGCAGGATCTGGAACAGGCTGTGCATGCCGTGGCGACCCATAAGGACATTGGCCCCACAGCCATAAAGGTGATTGCCGATGCCGTGCCCGCCAGCACGATTCTGGCGGCCGCAACATCTGCCATTGCCACTTCCACTGCCGAAGCCGCACCTAAGAAAAGCAGCGCAGCTTCTGCGGTAGCAGGCATCATGCTGCTTGGTCTGGTTGGCACCAGCCTGATGGCGTGCGGATCTGACCAGTTGGTGCAGCGCCAACAGTCTGTTTACGGCCTGAGCCTGTCTTACGCCGCCGCAGCCCAGCTGGCGGCTGACTATGAAAAGAACCCGGCCGCAGATCCGGCTGTGGTAGCAAAGCTGAAGCCCGCCTTCCAGACCGCGCATGACCAGATCAAGCCGCTCGATGACGCCGCGGCGAAGGGTGATCCGCTGCCTGAAGCCGCAGTTGAAGCTGCACAGGATGCCCTGGACGCAGCCCGCAAGCTGCTGCCTGCCAGCAAGTAATCATTTTCCTGACCTCACGAAAATGATTCCCAAGGGTGTCGGCATTGCCGATGCCCTTTCCTGCCAGAAATGGCGGAAAACCAAGGAAAAACCATCATGAACTATGCAAGCATTGCCATTGCTGCGGTTGAAGCTCTTGTCGAAAACGGCCCGGTGATTGTGGAAGATATTTCCGCACTGCTGAAGCCGCTGAAGGAAGGCCGCGCACCCACGGCGGATGAGTGGGACTTTGCTGAAAAGCAGCTCGATGCCGCTAATGCCGCTGTGCAGGCTGGCTGATTATCTGGGCTGCCTGCGGGTAGCTCATATATGTGCACATGCTCCAAACTTATGGGGCATGTGTTCACAGAAATTACGAGCCAGTTGGAATGGCAGTTTCCTGCCATTTAATGGTTCCTGAAAAAGAACTTAAATTCTGGCAATAGAATACTTATGTAGATTGATGGTCTACTTCAGGGAATGTTGCAATATTGAGATTTAGATTCTATTTCTGCCTTCTTTTCGTTTTGAGTATTGTCGATAGAAGATAATCCATCTACATTTTCCCAAGCGATCATTATTTTATCCCATGCTTCATTGTTTGTAATTATTGGTGCATACTTTTCTGGGATATGGAAAAACTCCACTATCCTTCCAATATCTATTTTCTTCTCCAAAAATCGTTCAGCTGCTGCTTCACGTGCTATTTCTGGAACCATTACCAACAGAGCTCGCCAGTCTGCCATTGTATCTACCAGAGCCTTAGTACTGTTCATGCTTGGCTCAGCAGTCAGAAGTATTTCTGGTGGAATAGCGAGATGCTTAATCAAATCACTTAAGTGCTCAGGGGATGAAACAGTTACACATTTTGGATCAGCCACATGCATGAGTTCTTTGACAATGCAGAATCTTTGCCAGCATTTATCTTGATTTCGTGCGTAATAGATTTTCCCTACCGTCTGGGGAAGTGCGTAAGGAACTCCACGTTCATCGTCTATATACGTTTTAACGTAGGTACCTTTTAAAATTTTATCGTTAATATCAACGCCAATAAATTTAAAAGCGTCTATATCGGAATGATTACAAATAATTTCTGCTAACCGATTAGGATCAAGTGGGAATGCATTATGATCTCTTAATTCGGTTATAGCTGTTTTAAACTTCATCATTCCGTCACTCAAAAAAAAGCAGACTCCACTGAAGGAGTCTGCCGTTTAGTTTTGCCGTTCGTAGTTAATTAGAAAGGCTGCGTAATCTGCTCAATTCCACGCTTAGGGGTATCGTCAGGCCAAACATTTGTGATTGTGGCAGTGCCGTTTCTTTCTTGAGTTAGAATCGACAAAAATTCATCCCACATAGCTTCAGAATTGTTTATGGCAGCCTCACCCGGAAAAAACTTTACGTCTAAAGTTTTTTGGCTGTTATTTCTGAATAGGATCTCGATAACTTGTTCTCGTGCGGACAT